TCGGCCTTGGGTGCCTTGGGCGCTTCGGCCTTGGGTGCCTTGGGCGTGCCCTTGACGGCCTTGAGCATGGCGGGAGCGGCGGATCCAGTTTCGATATTGACGATGCGAGGCATGGAACAATCCTTCCGAGTCTGTCGCTGGTCCGGTCCTCCGCGCCGCGCGGCGCTGCCAAGGCAGGACCAATCGACTCCCGTAGCCTAGCCTATGGTTCGCCCGCTGTCAAGTGAATGGAGGAAAGAAAGTGAGAAATAAACGGGGAGGCAAGGACAGACTTCTAGAGTCTATAAGCGCCGCCCCTTCGGTCCCCCCTCGCGCCACCAGCGGTGCTACCAAGGTGCCCAGGCACCTCGCGTATGCAATGGGGGACGCTTTCGCTATGCAATGGCTGTGCAATGGACCCACATGGGGGGTAATCGGCTGGCGAAATTTAGTTAAACCCTTTCAGATTTTTTTGCCAAAACTATCGCACCCCTCCCATGTGGGACTTCAGCATACCCACACGGCCCCTATGGGGCATCCTGATTAGATCAATGGGAGAGGTGGGATTTGAACCCACATGGACCAAGGTCCAGCAGGGTTTGAGTCTGCCGCGTCTGCCGTTCCGCCACAGTCCCGTTCTAAGGCCCCTAGGATGCCCTAGGATCGATCCGTGGCTCCAGCAGCCCCTCGGACCCATGTTCGTCACCGGAATCGCTCTGGGGGCATTCTGGGGCCCCTGCGGGGAAGACCTGCCGTGCTAGGTCCGGGGTCTGTCCAAAAACCTGCATCAGGGATACCTCAAGAGTCCTGATCTTGGACTCAGTCAACCCTAGATCATGTATTTCATTCACCATTTCCAGAATTTCATGTAGAAGGGTACTAGAGTATATATAATCCTCTAGTTCTTCAGAAATACATATTCTGGGAGAGGGAAAGAAGAAGAACTCTCCAAACTCATCCTTGGGCATCTTGGTTCTAATTACGGGGATCTCGTAAGGAAACCACTTGATGACCATGGGATCTCCATGCTTTAGTGCTTCGCTCGGTTCACGGATCTGGGCACGATTCGGAGATTGCTGGGACTGTTGTTCCTTGGATTGCCGTCCTTGTGGTCGATGTCCATCTTCGACCCCTTCTTGATCTTGCCATCCCGCAGGGCCTTGCGCCTGACCTTGTTCCGAGAAGCACGATCCTTCTTGTAATCATCGGTGCCGTGGTACTTGGCGTATTCGGCTTTGTAGTCCCGGGACATCACTTGCCCTTCTTCTTGATCTTCATCTTGTTGTAGGTCGCATTGGCGATGGCATAAGCCCTGCCGGGGTTCATTCCTTCCTTCTTTTCGAGGGAATGGGCGATCTGCTTGACCTTGCTGGGAATCTTTGCCATGTCTTTTCCTGAAAGTGGAAGTTAAACTTCTTACAAGTTTACCAAAACACTTACACTTGTACATAAGTGTAGCATATTTGTTACCAAGCCTTGCATGACCAATAACGAGCCTTGGTCTTAGGACCCGGGTTCTCGCAATGGTGGCGGGCACGGAAATTCTTTCGACGACCCGGTTCGTTCTTCCGGATCTTCATGTTGGGGTCGCCGAAGCGGACGATCTTGGTCTTGTCGCCATCCTTGACGCACACGGCGGACTTCTTGTTGCCACCGGGGGTGCGCCACGGCTTGTTCAGGGAACGACCATCGCAGGGACTAGACACGCATTGCCTCCAGAATCTCGTCGGGGATCATGTTCTTCAGTTCCCGCATTGCCTTTGCCAGAGCCTTTGCCTCGACGATGGTGTCTCTGGTCCTTAGATGGTCCTCATACTTCAGGACGGCAAGGCAGGCATGGTGGACCAGCAGGGTGGCCCATTCGTAGTCATCGTCTACATCCATGTGTTCCCCCTAGGCTTTCGCCCAATGGCGTGTTCCATGAAGCGTTCCAGTTCCGCATCAAGGAGTTCTTCCTTGCGGATGGACATCTTTCTGGTGGCGTCCTGAGCCATCTGCTCGACCCAGAAGCCAACGGCCATGCTGAGGACATCCAGACGGTCGTCGTAGGCCAAGGCACCCTTGGTACGGGTGATTCTGGACATCTGCCACATCAGGCTGTACTGGAGTGACTTCTCCGTGGCGTACTGCTTGGTGGACTCGTAGTCGTCCCGGATGACCCCGGAGTCGATCACCAGCCTGTGCTGGTTCATCACGGGCTCAAGGGTATCGACGATCCGGCGTTCCTTCTGGATGTTGTGCCTGACCTCCTCGATGGTGCAGGGGTACCGCTTGACGAGGTAGGGCTTCAGCAGTTCCGAGAACATACCGTCACCGAAGTTGCTCTCGACGATGATCTTCTGGACGCCGTTGTACTTGGCAATGGTCGTCAATCTCTCCATCGTCTCGGGGGAATATCCGCCCTTCAGGCCCCCGGCTGCGGTGACATACAGGAATCCGTTCAGCATCTTCACGACCGCATAGGCCGTCTCGTTGTCGCCACGGCCAGAGGGGTCGATTGCCATGATCCCGCCTTCGTAGGGGATCCAGCGGCCCTGAATGTCCATGGGACCGTAGTATCGGTCGCCGTTGAAGCCGACGCAGGGGATGTCCTTGACCACATTGTTCGTGTTGGCGGCCCAGATCGGCTTCTCCGGGGCGTTTTCGGGGTTCAATCCCAGCACGATCAGGTCAGCCAACTTGAGCGGATACCTGTCTGCATCGCTCAGGGTGCTGTCCAGCATGAACTGGAGGGCGAACCCGGTGCGCCCGTAGGACGCTTCGCGCTCCATGAGGTCAAGGGCGTTGAAGCGTCGAGGATCGGTGGGATCGCCCTCCGTGCCTTCTGCCAGCATCGGGGCCAGTTTCACCCCGAATGCGGTCTTCAGTCGATTGTCGGGATACCGGGCAGGCCAGATCCGCGTGTCGTATCCCTTTTCGTGCAGGCCGTGGTAGATGGATTGCTCCGTCTGCGGCGTACCGAGATAGATCACCTCCCCTCCGGGCTTGAGTACTGCTTCAAACTCCGCGATGGCACTCAGCAACTTCTCCCTCATCAGGAAAGTCGCCGAATTGTTCAGGCTTTCGACATCGTCCGCAATGATCAGGTCCGCTCGGCTGCCCGTGATCTGGCTTGTGATGCCCTTGGACACCACGCTCGGGGCCTGAGAGGCCGGGGCAGGGCCGACATCGAACGCGATCTTCGAGTTTCTCTGGTCGTCCCGTGGCTTCAGGTGCTGGCAGATCGGAATCTCGTTGATCAGCCGCAGGGTGAAGGTGCTGAAGTCGTCCGCCCGCTGCTTCGAGGCCGAAACGACCAGCACATTCAGTTTCGGATCGTGCAGCAGCCTAAAGACGACATAAGCACTAGTAAGCCAACTCTTGCCCACGCCACGGAACGCCTGTACGACTCTTCGGCGCGGGCCTTTCTGGAGATACTGGGCAATGTCAAGTTGGACCGGAGTCGGCTCCGGCAACCCAAGGTGATCCCACGACAGGAAGACGAAGTTCCGGAAGTCTCGGAGTTTTCGCTCAAGTTCGCTCACGCTGCCTCTTCATCGAACGGCATGATCTTGGCAAGGTTGAGCATTGGCTGGCTGGCATCCGGGGCACAGTCGATGCCGTTGTCCTTGAGGAACTGACGGGCTACATTGAGTTCCGTGGCTGAGGCGGATCCGTCCTGAATCTTCTTCAGGAGTTCTTCAGCCAAAGCGTTGTGAATCTGTTCAAGGACCTTCTTGTTCATGCTGAAGCCACCCCATCAAGAATCATCTTTGAGACAGTCTTGTACCCCGTGGCGGAAAGGTGTGCCTGCGGAGTGGCGCTGTTTCCTGCATAATAGGAATTCGCCACAAGGTACGACTGCGGCGCGACGGCATTGATGTTGAACACGGATACCTGCGGATTGTCGGAATAGGCCGCACGAAGGTTGCTGATGGTCTGGTCCGGGTTGTAACTCGTCCACGCCGCAGAAGCCGTCAGGATGAATGCAAGTTGGTTTGGTGGATACCCAAGTTCATTCCATGCCTTGTTGAACTGCGAGACGATGGTGTTCGCGGCAACCGGGTAGTTGGTGGCAGAATTCGTGGTCCCGTCGTTTGTTCCCATGTTGCAGAACACAAGGACATTTCCGAGTCCTCCGGCGGCCTGCTGTCTGGTGACCAGTTCCCGGAGGTATGTCTTGATGGTCGTGTACTTGCAGCCGACCGAATCCGACATCGACAGGCCGATCTGCTCGGAAGTTCCTCCGGCATAGGTCTGGAAGTTGGTCACGGAGAACCCGGGAACATTCTTTCGATAGAAAGACCTGAACAGCACGCCGACAGGTCCCTTGCAAACGCTGCTGGATGCCGCATACACCCCGTACATCTTCGTTCTGGTTGCCGCAGAAATGTCCCGCTCAACAGAATAGATGGCATAGTCAGAGGTGGCGTTTGAAAGGTCTTCCGTCCGCTGCGAGGCAACCGTGGTCGGGCCCGAAGTCATGTACATCCAAGTCTGGATTCTTGCGGTACTCTGGTTCGGAAACTTGATTCCGGTGATTCGGAAGAACGAAGCCTGATCGCAGTCAAGAGCGTTCGGGTAAGAAGCGTTCTTGTTCAGGGCCACCCAATCGCTCAAGTAGTTTCCGGCACTCGTCGGATTAGCCAGATAAGACCAATCCTTTGTATTGTAGTTCGGTGCCGAAAACGGGTAATACAGGGAATATCCCGCTGTTCCGGGGTAATAGATGAAGTCAGCGGCGCTGACCAAGGCAGAACCACGCGACCATGTGCTGCTTCCGGTCGTTCCATTCACGCTTACATAAAACTGAGAGGTATTGTTCTCTCCGTTTGCTCCGTTGAGCGGGTACAGGGAACTGGCAGAGTTGGCGGCGCACTCTCCAAGTCCAGTTCCATACTCCTTTCGATTCCATCCAGAAGCGTCTTGGAGCGTTTCCCAGATACCGCCTGAGTATCCCCGACTAGTCGTGGTTCCGTCGAATCCGGAATTGCTGTCGCCGATGACCATCACATCGACATAACCGCCGTTCTGGAGACTTCGAAGCATTGCTCCGGCAGCCGAGGTGCTTCCTTGCTTGTATGGCAGCAGGGTTCCCTGTCCATGCCTGTTCCGAATGGCGTAGATTGGATTGAAAGCCATGCTGCCTCCTGTTCAGTCAATGACCCAGACCGTGGCCGTGATCGCGGGGCTGTTGGCATTGAGCGCACGGATGCGGACAAGCGGAGCCAGCGGAACGACCTTGCACCACGATGCGGTATTGCCGTTCACATACGCGGTATCGGACGGCTTGAAGATCTCAATGTCGAACCAAGTCGTGCCTCCGTCAAGGGAGCCCTGAAGGTAATAGGCGACGGTGCTGGACGAGGCAAGCCGGGACCCGCTGTGGGTGATGATGACGGTCCCGTAATCGTCGGGAGCCATCGTCATCTCAACAGAGGAATAGTCGTAAGTGGCTGCGTTGGGGGTGCTGGCGGTCGTTGCAATGCGGTTGATAGGCATTTGAGTTCCTTAAGAGAGTACCTTTACAAAGAGATTGAGCGCAACAGAGACGGCAGCCCCGATAGCAGCAGCCATGCCCGTAGCAAAAGACCGCGAATGCTCCAGTTGCCGAAGTCGTTCTTCATGGTTCTTGATCTGATCCTCTTGGATCCGTTGCATCTGAATTAGCGTATCCACCTTTCCTTCAAGGCGGCCGATTGCAAGCATCATCTCTGATTCGCCATGCATTGAAGGATACCTCAGTCAAGGCGAAGGAGCCAGAACTTGCAGATGCATCGCGTTCCGGTTGCCGTTCCGGGTCCAAGAATTGTCACAGAGTTTGTGGTATCACATTCTTGATCGAAATTGTTTCCCCATCCGGTACCCATCCCACGGAAGTACACATAAGTTCCTGCTGAAAGCGTGTACATTGCCTGCGAGAAGGGGGTGACATTGTACAGCCAAGGAAGAACGCTCATGCTGAGTGGGGCAAGCGTTGCGGTTGCTCCACTTCCGCCAACCGCCTCCCAACTGAAATCCGTCCACAGAAGCATGATCTTCATGGACGACGCGCTTCCATTCTTCAATCGAATGTAGTGATTTCCGGTTCCCTTTCCGGAGTTAAAGGTCTGTGACGCCGTGATCAACCGCTTTCCATCGACGGAATTCAAGTCAAATTCGATGTTGAAAAGGTCGGCAGAGGAGTTGGTTCCCGTGATCTGCTGCGGGTTCAGGTTGAAGAAAGGCTTGGCATCCACATACGCCTTGGTGGTCAAATCGGTGGTTGCCGTGGGAACACCGTCAGCACGAATGGTCGTTGCCGCCGCCGCGCTGGGATTGTAAGTCGTCCACACATTGGTGCTTCCCGAAGCCGAGGAAGTCTGCACCTCCACGCGGCCCGTGTGATAAATGTTCACATACGGCTGCTGGCCTCCAGCATCAGGAAGAGCCCAACCGCCGACATACATCTTGGCATTGTCCCACTTGGGACCATTCAGCGTCGTCTTCGTGCTGTCCACGGAGGCCGAGGCCAACTTTGCGGTCGTCACGGCTCCGGCGGCAATCTTGTCGCTGGCAACGGAAGAGGCGCCAAGATAGGCGCTGGTAATCAGGTTCAGCGTGGACACCGCGCCAAGGTCGAGGGTCGAACGCATCGCTGCGGCATTGGCTCCAGCAATCAAGGACCGCGCCTGTGCCGTGCAGGGGATCTCTTCCGGATTGCCGGAAGTCGAGCCACGACCCATCACGACATTTGCCGACAGTTCCTGCATCTTGGCAAAGGAGACGGCATCGTCCTGAATCTTGTTGGTCGAGACGGAATTGTCGGGAACGAGTGTCGTGGAAACGGCAACACTACGAGCAACACCGAAATTCCGGATGGAGATCGTTCCGGACTTGCCCGTAGTGAAGGTGATGTTGTTTTCGGTGACGGTATAGGTATCCGGAGCAAGAATCACGCCGTTGTGTTCAACGATGAACATGGCGGAAACCGTGCTTCCGGCGGCAGGAGTCAGGGTATAGGGACCGACAGTTCCGTTTCCCGTGATCGTCCATGCCTGCGGCTGTGCCCAAGCCCCACCATAAAGCGTTGCTGCGGTGAACTGCTCCATGTTCACGGCATCGCTGGAATTGAGTCCTGCCGGAAGATTGGTGATCCGCTTGTTGACTGCGTTCCAAGCAGACAGGTCGGTCGTGAGGGTCATTGCCGTTCCGGTCTGATCCTCGCTCTCCTGCGAGATATGGACCAGAGCCTCGACTGCGCGTTCAAGCGTCGATGCGGTCAGCACGGAACCATCGTTGAAATCGACGATATCGCTCTTGAAGGATGCAATCGTGTTCGGGGTATCCCTCTTCAGCAGGATTGCCGTGGCCGATGCCGGAGCCGAAGTGAACTGCACCTTGTCAACACCGCTTTCCACGATCAGGCTGTACCCGGTGTTCTGGAGGGTTCCATTGAGGTAGACCTCAATGAATCCGTCGTTCAGCCAACCGTCGATTCCGGTCAGCGCAAACTTCGTGGTGCTGCCGTCTCCGGTGTATGTAAGGTAACTGTTTGGCATATGGATGGTTCCTTAGAATCAATCTCTGTTTCTGGGCTGCGTCTTGGGAAGGTTCCAGTAATCGACGACCTCGTTCTCGGCAATGTTGAACAACTGCTTGATCACCGGGGCGCTTTGCCAAGGAGTAAGGAGACGCATCTTGTGAATGGTGCCTTGCGTGATATCCCGTTCAGCGCCAAGGCCAAGCCCCTTGCCAACGGTGGCTCCGTAGACATCCCCGATCACGCCCTGCGCCCGACGAACGGATGCAATGGCGGGGAACTCGAAGGAACCTAGGCTGCTGTAGCGGTAAGGCGAGAACAAGGGATCAGGATCGATAGCCCGGGTCCAGACAGCATCCGCTCCAAGAATCAAGGGGAAGAACTCGGAAGGCCCGGTCAAGGCGCCACGGGCAAATCCGACGACACCCATGTTCTGGGCAATCTGATCGGCCTTGGCCGTGTCCCCCGCTGAGTTGTAGGACTCCCAATCTGCATAGTTCCGCAGATACTGAATCGTCCCCGCAAAGAGCATGGTTGCACCAATCTCCGTCGCAACCTTGATCTGTCCCTGCGTTCCACCACGGGCAATTCGCGTGGTGTTCTGTATAAGGAAGTTGTCGATGCCCTTGATATTGAAGGTTCGGAACTGGAACGCAATCCTGCCCCAGAAACTGAACAACCCATCGGCAAAGTCGCCTCGGGTCGGCATACTCTGAATTCGAGTGCGGACGGCACGATCAACCATGCCCTTCAGGAGATCCATCTCCACGGCATCGATGTTCTTCAGGTTGACGACCCGCTCACCCAAGAATCCGGCCTTGGTTTCGGCATTCTTTCCGACAAAGGCAATCAGGCGGTCGTATTGCTCCGGCTCCAGACCAAGTTGACGAATGGTGGCAATGTCCAGACGCTTCCGGGTGATTCCCTTTGACACTTCCCAGAGGTGCTGAAGAGTTGCCGCAGCCGTCAACTGCTGCGAGAAACTGTTAATTGGCGCAAGAAGAGACACATCGGCCATCAGGTTTGACGACGCAGTCAACGCTTTCTGGGCAATGTTTCGCTCATACTGATCGCCAAGGACCATGAACTCTCGCCGTAGGCGGTCGTTGGCAGGACTGAACCACGAATCGCACAGAGAAGCCATGTTCTTGGCAGGTCGATCAAGGTTCTTCCAGTTGACGACCATCTCCTTGATGATCGGCATCTGGGCCAGCGTCTCCCGGACACCGAAGGTTCCGATGATTCGGGCAACCTCGCCCATGGCGGCAAGACCGAAGGTTCCGCCGTTGGTCAAATAGCCGAAGGGAGCAAGGTAACTGAGCGCCTGTTCTCCAATGGAGGCACGACCACGGTTGATCGGTTCGTACCGCAAGGCTGCTAGGACGGTGCGGAAAGCCTTCTCATGCTCCGGATTGATCTCGCCGCCGATACGCTTGGCGACCTTCAGGGCCTCGTCAACGGTATCGACCTGAAGGATCTCCGCAGGCTCCCCGGCCTTCTTCACGGGAGCCAGCACATTGCGGGCTCTGAGCGAATCGTTGAACATATTGATCAGACGACGCTCGTTGATCGCTCCCATCATGGAGGTGGTGTACTTGCGATAGACGAACGGCAGGTCATCGTTCATCAGGTCAGCAAGGGTCATGTCCATCCTGCCGTGATTCAGGTGATCCACGGAAGTCCCGACAGAGACATCCTCGTTGAGCAGGATTCGGGCCCGCCCATACGGAGTACGGCTTCCGGTTCGGGCCTTCAGCGGACCATCCAACTGAGCAATGGCATCGAACAGGGCCTGCTCCTGCTCGGTCAGGGGAGCGTTCTCCATGTTCTTGGAGATGTCGATCAACCTGTCTCCGAAGACCTGAGCCGCCTGCTTGATGTCGCCCTTGAATGACTGCTCGACGCCATCGATGACGACGCGGCGACCGTCCTGATCGATTGCCCTTTCGATGAGGCGGTAGAGATCCTGCTTCCCGGCCTCCGTGGTTGCAAGACGGCGAATGCGGTCGAACCGCCAGAGGCGCGGGAAGTAGTTGACCACGGCGGACTTGTTGAAGCCTGCAAGACCCACCGAATGGGCCAGTTCATGCCATTGGTTGAACGCCTCACGCAGGCCCTTGGCTACATCGTTGACGGATGCATTGGCATCGTCGTAGACACCGCTACGCAACTGCTTGGCAACACGACGATTGAAGTCTCGCCGAAGTTCACGGTTCCCGGATCCAAACGAGTGCATCAAGGCATCGATGATGTTCGGGTTCTCGGTTGCACCGTCGCCCATGGCGAACTTGGTGAATCCGTTGCGGTATCCACGGGAGAACTGGAACAGGGCATTGGAGACAGCCTCGCTGCCGCGTTCAAAGATGGTCTGCGGCTGCGCCCCTTCAGCAAAGACACGGCGGGCATAGAACATCCCATGCAGCATCTCGCGGAGAGCGCCATTATCCGATTCCATTCCATAGGCCGCCTGATTGAGGTACTTGTTCAACCCCAAGAAGGTGATCCGCTCATACCAGTTCTGCACCTTCGGGACATCCTTGAAGTCCTTTGCAAAGGTGCCTACTCCGGTAGCCGTGGGCCCGCCAATAGATGCCGCCTCGGTCGGGGCCATCTTGCGGATCAACTTGTCAGGAAGCAGGATCCCCTTGGTGTCGGTGACCCGCTTGTTGATCACATCGATGACGGCTGCACGGCGAGCATTGAAGTCCAGCACTTCACGGCCATTCTTTGCCAGACGCTTCGGGGGCTTCTGGGAGATCACCCGAAGTTCATCGACGACATCGGCAACGGTCTGTCGATTGATCCTGCCGCCACGGTCACGAATCTGCTGAAGAACCTCGAAGATCAACGACTTGGGGTTGGTGGGATCAAGGTGGCGACCCGCCCGGAAAGCGTCATGGATTGCCGTGACCATGTCCTCACGGGTGGCAATGTCCATGACGGTGCGGTCGATGCCTCCGATGAAGGCCCGTTCGGACGGCTTCTGAAGACGAGCAACGACTTCCTCGGGAAGATCCTTTGACAACTCTTCCCAGAATGCCTTGTTGAAAGCCCCGGCTCGCAACTTCGATGCATCAGTCACGACAAGGGCCTTGGCAATCTTCTGAAACACCGCCTCGTTCAATGGCATCCCGGCAATGGAAAGTTCCTGTGCCGCAGCCTTGATGGCCGAGCGGATGCCAAGGACTTCTCCGACACGCGCCTGCTTTGGTGCGGTTCGCGTAACCGGGACTTCAAAAATGTTGACTTCTCTTGTTCCCGGGATCTTCAGGTCAAGGCGCTTTCCAGTCCGCTGCCAATCGCTCCACAGGTCGGCGGCGACACGCCACGATTCCTCGTCAAGGGTTCCGACACCGTTGGCAAAGAGCATCCTGTCGGCGGCTGCTGGAGACTCAAATGTAAAGGCAGAACCCCAAGTGATCTTGTAACCACCGGGAAGATCCGTGGTTCGATTGCGGAATGCCCGGACTGCCTGTTCCTCAATCGTGTCTCGGACAAACTGACGACCAAAAGCGACACCTCCAAGGACACCGGAGATTCCTCCGGCAAGCGCCGCAGACTTGATCAGTTCCCCGGTTTCAGGATGGTAAGTCGGATCTAGGCCGTAGCGGGCTCCCTGATAGGCGGCCTCTTCAGCAACGCCCAAGGCAGTCCAGCGGGCTCCAAGATTCAGCCTGCTGAGGGTCTGGGAAGCATCCGCAGCAGCCTCGGCAATACCCGCCGTTCGCGCACTCCCGAGAGAGGTTGCAAGGGCCTTTCCAGCAGTCGCCTCAGTTCCCAAGAGCGCCAACGGCTCTGCCGCAACCCCGGCAGCGACCATCAAGGACAGATCTCCGGAGAGTCCAAGGGCCTTGCCATAGCCGTATCCCTTCACCTCGGCTGCGGCGGCCTGAGCCTGCGGAAGCGCAGACTGAACGAAGGTGAGACGATCCTTGTACTCCTGAAAACTGGCGGCACCGAGGATGTAGCCCCATTCATCGAACGGCACCTTCGCCAGTTCGTTGGCAATCGTCTCCGGATTGTTCTCCATGCCGAAGGTGAAGTGATCCGTGTTCGGGTCAAACTGGTCCCTTGGCTTGGTCAGGTTCAGCGGAGTCGTGTACTCATCGGGATGGGTCCATTGATAAGCCTTCATGGTCCCGCCCCATGCGAGAGAACCAAGCAGACTGTCTCTGGCACCGAAGGCGGCAGGACCGCTGGCATCCTGAAGGAACAGGCTCAGGCTGGAGTCCAGTTGTGGAATGTTGTTCTTGAAGGCTTCGCGTTCAGCAACCTCACCCGGAGTGAGTTGGTAGATCGGACTTCCAACGATTGCCTTTGCCATTGTATTCCTTTTAGATCAGCCGCCGGGAAGAGCAAACTTCAGGGACTTGAGCCAATCTTCTTCCTTCTTCTGTTGCACTTCCTTGACTGCCGCAGGCATCATCTTGTTTGCCGGAGCATCGGGAGCAAGATCCTGAGCGGTGATCAGCCTGTTGGCAAGATACCGGGAATCGCCCGTGGCCTCGTTCTGGTAGCGGGCAGCAAGGAGCATCGTCCCGTCTGCCATGCGCTGAACAGGAACCAAGGTAGCGTTCTTGCCGGGGAAGTTCTTGTCCAGCCAGACAGCCAGATAGTCCGGGTTGTCCACGGCAATCTGCGGCAAGGCAGCCTTCGGGATTGCAGAACCACGGATGAAGATGTGGCTCTTCTTGAAGTTGTCGGCGCCAATTGCAAACGCCTTGGCTGGATCCTGCGTCTGTCCTCCAAGAACACTCATTGAATCCCGCATGATCTGGCTGGAGGCGTACACCGACGCATCTGAATTGGTGACTCCCATGGACATCAGGGTGTCTCCAATGGTTTTCCTTGCTTTTTCGGCATCGGTGGCGCTTCCATAGAAATCGGTCCAGAGGAGAGGCTGCTGGAACAACTTCACATCGCCGCCTGCAAGATTCAGTCTGGAAGACGCATCTCGGATGATGTCTGCGGGATTGCGTCCCTGAGATACCTGTGAGGTGGACCAATCAAGGACGGCCAGAAGCGTCTTGCCGTTCTCGCTTCCGGGATTGACGGCCAGACTGAGCGGGAGGTTGTTCTCTTTCACGATTGCATATGCCTTCAAGGCATCAATCACGGCAGGATCGACTCCAGTCTCGGAAGCGGCATTCAATCCAGCCGTGAGATCGCGGGTAGCCGCCTCGGCCTCACGGTTGTCGTTGAAGGCCACGCCAAGGTGCATACGCATGAAGCGGAACTTGGAACGGGCGTCTGCCTTTGCAGCCCGGATTGCTTCGTTGTCGTCGGGCTGCTCTGCCAGAGTTCCACCGAACTGCTGATCGGCCACGACCTGTGCCTGTTTAGTCAACTGAGTGTCGTACTTGGTGTATGCGTCGTGGTAGGCGGTCTTTGCCTTTTCGGTTCCCGGAGAGATTCCGACAGTCGTCAGATAGGAATCGAACTCGCCACGCAGTCCGTTGAAGTCAGGAAGAACACCAGCCTGCTGTCCGGGAACGCCGATGAATGCGGCAGCCTGCTCAGACGCCCTCTGAAGAGCGCCGGAGCGCGTCGGGGTTCCAATCCAATAGGACTCGGTCTGGGCCTTGATCAGGTTCTCGTTCCGGGCAGCCTCCTCGCGTTTCCACGACTCTTCCCAATGGTTTCGCCACTTGGGTTTGTCCGCTTCGGAAACCCCCATGGCACTCATGTTTGTTTCGAGTCCAGCCTTGGCAGCCTCATATTGCTTGGATGGATCATCCTCAAAC